TGGGGCGGGGTGTCCCGTGGCCCCTACACGGAGAAACGGCGACGGCCGCGACGACGGGGCCGGCGCTGCGACTCGACCAGCCGGCCGAGCGTAATCACGGCATAGGCGAGGTTGATCGTCACGGACGCGCGATCGAGCGGCGTCAGCTGGTCGATGGTGTCGCGCACGAGGTTGGCGTGGTGCTCGGCTGCGAGTTCGTCGCCACGGTGCAGCGCGTCGAGTGTGCGCGTCGCGTCGATCAGTACCGCGTCCAGGGCCAGCTCGGTGCGCAGTGCGTCGTACTGTTCGGGGTTGGTGTCGGGGGTCGTGGTGCTCATGGTCGGGCCTCTCAGGGTCAGCGGGGGGTTAGCCAGCGGGGGTTGTAGTAGTTGATGCGGGGCATGGTGTCGCTGTCCTGCTTGCTGCTGTTGCAGCTGCGGCAGCTCGCCACGAGGTTGTCGAGCGCGTCGGGGCTACCCTCGCGGCCCTCGCGTCGCCATGTCTCTTTGGACACCACATGATCGGCGGTCGCGTCGAGACCGGTCAGACCCGGCTTTCTGCAGTACGTGCACGTGTAGTTGTCACGGGCCAGGCACAGCAGCCGGTTCGCCTTGTACTCGGCCGACCGGCTGCTGCCGGCGCTCATGCGTCGCGGATCAGCTCGGGGGCGTCGTCGGCGGTCAGGGTTGGGCCGTGGTGCTCAGGGCCGCGCTCGATGCCCTCGGCAGCCTCCCACTGCAGCATGTCGTGCCACGCGCCGCTCATGCTGCTGCGCCGCCCTGCAGCATCCGGTCGACGTACTCGGGATCGAACCGGCGATCGCCGCCCAGCGTCCTGGTGCACGTCAGCTTGCCGTCGTCGGCCCATCGTCGGACGGTCTCGACGCGGACGCCGAACAGAGCAGCGACCTGGCCGGCGGTGAGCTTCTTACGGGCGACGACGGGGGCGGGGGCGGTCACGGACATGGCTCGGTCTCTGTCTCTCGGTTCTGGGGTTGTGGGCACTGCTCGGGATTTGGGGCGCGACGATTAGCGACCGGTCGCGGTCGGTCTGTCTAGGCGGCGTAGAGCGCTTCGAGTGCGCGACGCTGCCACGGGTACAGGTGGATGCCGTGATGCTCGATGAACGCCACCACGTCGTAGGCGTCAGTGCGCTCTGCAGCGATCCGGTCAATGCCGAGATCGAGCCGGTCGAGCTGCCCGACGATTCCCCCTAGTTCGATCGTACCGGCCGAGATCAGGGCGGATGCGGTCTCGACGTAGCTTGATCCGATCGTGACCAAATGTGTGCGCGCCGCGTCCATCTGCTCGCCGACACGCCTCGATGCGTTCAGGTGATCGAACAGCCGCGCTCGACGTGCTCGGCGGGCGCAGTGCCTCGCGAGGTCGACCAGATCGGATAGCTGCGCGGCGGTCTCGGGGATGGTCAGGGGGTTGCTCATCGGGTCTCTCGGGGGGTGTAGGTCGGGCCTAGGATTTCGCGGATCTCAGCTCGGGTCGGGATCTGCTCTAGGTCGGTGTCTCGGTGATGCCCACACACACACCAGCCGCTAGGGAGGTAGTAGTGCTGTCGGGTCACGGGGGTCTGTCTCTTGCTGCTCGATGGTGAAGGGAAGGTGAGGGGTTGGGAGGTATGGCCCCCCTACGCTCTCGGGAGAGCTTCGGAGGGGCCAGCTGCTCGACGGAGCCAGGGCGGAGCCTGGGGCGATCAGCACGGCACGCATTGCTGCGTCACGGACGGGATATGAGTGACGGGGAACGTGTGGGACTTGTCGCGCCCGGTCATGCCTTAACCGCGACCCCCGTCACTCTCGGGGCGGCATCTTGGTCGATTTCGCGGAGCGCCTCCCGCGTGTCCCGTCCGGTCGTGACGTCGATCGTTTACTGCTCAGGTTGATGTGCCCCGTAACGGGGCGATGGTGGGCCTCGGCTCATGTTCAGGATTCTAGACACGTGGTTAACCAAAACGCACATCTGTGAGTATCCCGTGATTCATGGCGGTGTGTCGCCATATCTGTCCATACCTAGCGTTACACTGACGGGCATGACGCTTATCACGATCGACGCGACCACCGTCGCCGACGTCCTGCGGGCCACGCGTGGCGCTGCGGGATACTCGGCGCGCGGGATCGCCCCGCTGATCGGTGTCTCTCACGGCACGGTCAGCAGCTGGGAGCGTGGCATGGGGGAGCCGAGCATTTCGCAGTTCATCCGTTGGGCCGAGGTCACCGGGCAGCCGGCCGGCCAGCTCCTGCAGGGGATTGCGCCAGCCGTAGCCGCGTAGCCGGCTCTGGGGGCCGACACCAGCGCCCGACGTCCTACCGGGGGGTAGACGTCGGGCGCTTTCGGTATGACATGACGTTGACACGTCTATGTCATGTCATGGTAGACATGTCCCATGACAACCTCGACAAACGCCATGATCTCTATTGACGACTTCGCCGAGCAGCGCCAGGCGTCGACCCGTACCGTGCGCCGCTGGCTCGCTGCAGGGAAGATTCCCGGTGCCGTGCAGATCGGCGGGAAATGGTCTCTGCCGGCCGACGCGATCGTGCAGGACACGCTGCCCGGTGTCATGGACACGGCACGCGACGCCGGCCGCGCTGTCGCCGTCCAGCAGCGTGGACACGTCACTGACACGTCTATGACAGTGAACGCCGTTCTGGCCCCGCTGCCGGTCATGGTGACGCTCGACGTCGCCGCCCGTGTGCTCGGTATCTCTGAGTACGCGATCAGGGCGAACGCCGACTATTTCGAGCTGGTGCGCATGGGAGAGCGTGGCGCGTACGTCATGCCGAAAGCGCGCATTCGCGAGCTGGAAGGATGAGGGCATGAGCAAGCGAACCGAGATCGTCCTGGTAGATGACATTGACGGGTCGACGGATGACGTCGTGACCGTGCCGTTTTCCCTGCAGGGCGCGCACTATGAAATCGAGCTGAACGCCGAGCACCTGGCCGAGCTGACCACGCTGCTGCACCCGTACGCGCGCGCCGCTCGCGTCGTGCCGGCCAAACGTCGCCGACCACGCACTAAGTAACCGAGAGACAGAGAACGGCCGTCAGAATCGATCTGACGGCCGTTCTCGTGTTCAGGCGCGCGGCTCGCCGGCGTCGTCCACGTAGAACAGCGCGCCGAGCAGCGGCAGCAGCAGCGCAGCCGAGCCGGCCGGCAGCCAGCCGAACCCGACGCCGGCCGCCACGGCTGCAGCTGCGACGCCGTACGCCCAGCGGCGCAGCGCCGGCGTGGCGATCCGCTCAGTCTTGGCGCGCAGCTGCAGCCGGCGCTCTCGGCGGGTCAGGGGCTTGGGGTCAGTCACTTGGGGTCTCCATTCTCGAACAGGTGATCGGGGATCGGCAGGGGCACGTAGCCGCTGCGGTAGGCGTGATCGTGCTGCTGCCGCACGTACGCCCACAGTCGGTTGTTCAGCGCCTCGACGGACGCCAGGCGCTGCTCGACGCGGCCCATGCGCCCGTAGCGGGCGTTCAGCCAGGCACCGGATGCGGTCACGATCGCGACGACGATCAGCGCCCACTCACCAGCGCCCACTACTTGAGTCCCGGCATGGTGCCGTCCCACTCGCCCAGCTCGCGGGTGCCGGCGATCGTCGGCGCGCCGGCGAGCGGGGTCGGGGACACGAACCGGGCGAACAGCTTTCCGCCGTTGTCGCGCATGATCGCGTAGCAGCCGCCGCGACGCTTGCCGGGGGTGCCCTGCACGTTGATGTAGGTAGCGGTCATTTCTTCGTCCTCCTGATAGGGGTTGGGGTTGGTCTCTGCCGGCGAGCTGCCGCCGGCTGCAGCGCCGCCGGTGAGGCGCGCAGCGATGTAGGGCATGGGGTCGACGGATCGGCCCTGCACGCGGATCTCTAGGTGATTGCACGGGCCGCTCGCGTTGCCGGTCATGCCCATCACGGCCACCTGATCGCCCTCGGCGATCTGCTGGCCCTTGGTGACCGTGTGGGACTTGTTGTGCATGTAGAGCGACGTCACGCCGGCCCCGTGATCGAGCACCACCGTGTAGCCGGCGGCATCGTTCATCCAGCCGGCGAACGTGACGCGGCCGGCCGCGACCGCGTGCACCTTGGTGAATCCCACGAGGTCGGCCCCGTTGTGCTGCGAGCTGATGCCCACGGACGGATCTCGGGGGCCGAACGGACTCGACACCTTCGGCGGCGTGGTGCTGTTGTTGGGGTATCTCATGCGGGGGTCTCCTGCTCGGTCGGGGGTGCGATGATCCAGCGGCCGCACGGGCCGCACACCACGGCCCCGTTCGGGTCGTCGGCCACCTCGATGGAAATGCCGACGTTCTCGCAGCCGGCGGTCTCGCAGACCACCGTGCGAGATCCGCACTCGATCAGCTGGCCGGTCTCGGGGTCGATACGGAGGAATGTCGTCATCCTGCTGCGCTGCTTTCTGTCATCTGGACGGCCGTCCAATCGACGCGGCAGCCGTGGGACGACGCCGACGCGCCGCCCCCCGTCCATACGCCGATCGTCAGGGCCGTGGTGCTGCTGTTGTAGACGCGGGGCACGTCGTACTGAGATCCGCCTACGCCGGTCGCGAGGTTGGCCGTCGCGATCGGCGGGGCGGTGAACTTGCCGGCCGGCAGCGTGGCCGTGATGCCGACCACGGCCGTGCCGCTCATGGTGAACGAAACCGTGCCGGCAGCGTGCGCGTGGGGCAGCCGCTTGCGCTGCCGATCGATCTCCTGCACGAGAGCGTCGAGCGCGCCCAGAATGGCGCTCTGCTGCGACTGATCGCCGCGCAGCTCGCCCTGCGCTTTCTGCAGCTGCCGGATCTGGTCAGCTAGCTCCTGAAATGCCATGTCAGAGCCTCCTAAGCTCGGCGGTGATGATCCAGCGGCGCGGCGTGATCTCGTGCTGCAGCGCGACGATCTGGGAATCCTGCTCGCTGCCGTTGAACTGCACGAGCACGCGCTGGCCGACGTCGAGCGCGTTCGCGGCCGCCAGGTTCTCCTGCGCGTTCCACCGGACGCTCGACACGAACAGGCGCGGCTCGCTCGCGTCGGCCAGCAGCTCCTGCAGCCGGTTCGTCAGCGATTCGTCGTACGGGGCGACGTCCCACAGGTTCGTGTCGAGCCGAGCCGAGCGGACGCCGTACATGCCGATACTGGCCGGGTCGGTCACCACCAGATCGTCGTTCTGCTCCTTCTCGCGCGCCTCATCCACGCCCATGTTCGTGACGTCGAGCCGGTTCACCATGCCGCGGGTGTCGTACGCGGCCGCCACGTCGATGTAGTGCAGCGCACCAGGGGCCGGCTGATCGGTGAACGTCGCCGAGACCGGCAGCGCCGCACCGGGCAGCCGGAAGCGCGTCACGCCGTCCTTGCCCACGTACCAGCTGCCGCCCACGCTGTTGCACGCGAGATCGAAATGGTTTGCCAGGTTGGACTCGTAGACGGTCTCGCGCAGCCGCACGGGGTAGTCGGTCAGCAGCTGCAGCAGCTTCACGCCGGTGAACGCTGCCCGCTCGATCTCATCGGCGGCCGCCGGCACGCTCAGCGCCTCGGCCGCGAGGATCTGCAGCGTGACGCTCGACGCGTCGGCCACGAACTCGATGTAACCGAGCGAGGTCGACGCCTCGGCCAGCGTGACCACGCCGGCGGCGCTCTCGGTCAGCACGCGCAGCCGGTAGTCGGTCACGGCCGGCGCTGCAGCGGTCAGCTGGCCGGATGCCTCGAACCGGTACGCCTTGCCGACCGTCAGGCCGGTGACGACGCGCTGAATGCCCATGACGTCGGCCGCGACGTTGGCCGCGCCCGTGGCGACGGTCTCTAGGATCAGCGCCGAGCTGGTGCCCACCGTGCCGCGTCGGATGCCCTCGGCGGTGAACCACGCCAGGCCGGCCGGCTTGCTGCCGATCCGCACCCATCCGTCGAGATCGCCGGCCGAGAGCACGAGCACGAGCTGCAGGGCGGCGCTGTAGGCGCTCAGACCGCCCGTGCTGCGCGCTGCGACGCGCGCGTGGTACTGACGGCCGCCGACGCCACCTGAGACCGTGTGCGAGCGCGTGGCAGCGTCCAGCTCGATGTTCTGCACGCCGACCGTAAACCCGGCATCCCGTGCGACCTGCAGCCGGTAGCCGCTCAGCCCGGTAGCCGGCACGGGGGCATCCCATGCCGCCACCATCTTGCCGTCAGGGGTCTGCGTCCAGCTGACCAGGGCCGGCGCCAGCAGCGGCAGCGTGATGCTGAGAGCGCTCGACCAGGCGCCGACGCCGAACGCGTTTTCGCCACGAGCTCGCGCCCAGTAGCGGCCGCCGGCGGTCAGCCCGGTGACGTCGGCCGTGCCGCCGCTGGTGCCGGTCTGCACGATGCTGGCAGCCGCGAAATCGGCGGCCGTGGCGATCTGGTGACGCCAGGTGCTCGCCGCCCCGCCGCCGGTGTTCTGGAACCGGAAGCGCAGCGACGTCGCCGACAGGGCAGTGATGTCGAGCGGCTTAGGCGCGTAGGGCACGGTCGGCAGCTGGTCGGCCGCGAATGAGCTGCTGGGGTACGCGCCACCGAAGATCGATCCGACCGTGTGGCCGGCCGAGAAATTGACGGTCAGCCGGCCGGCCCCGTCGTGCGCCTTCCATCCGGTGACGCCGCTGCCGAGCACGATCCGGTCAGTGTTGCGGAAGTCGAGCGCGCTGCTGCCGCTCCACACGTCGCCCTCGACGTTCACAGACCACGGCTTAGAGTCGAGCACGTAGGACGTCACGCCGAACTTGCGCGCGGTGAGCGTCCACGCCCAGCGCGTGCTGTTGCCGGATACCGAGTGCCGCGAGACCTCTAGGATCAGGTCGTTGGACGGCCGGCCGCTGTAGACGTCGACCGCGTAGCCACTGTTCGCCATTAGAGCGCGTAGACCTCTCTAGGTGCCCCCTCCACGGGGGGATCGATGGGAGCCAGGGCAGAGCCGGCCAGCCGGCGGATGCGGCTTTCGTAGGTCTCGAACAGCTCGGCGATCTGCACGCCGTAGCGCGGGGTCTCGCCGTGCACCTTGACGGCATCCGCCACGGTCACGGTTGTGACGGCACGCTGCCGGCCGGTGCCCTTATTGAGCGGGTAGGCGCTTGCGACGTCGACCACGCGGCCGGTGAACAGCTCGGCGAGGTTGCCGCCGGCGGCTCGGCTGACCGCGCGGACGGCTTGCCCCGGCTGGAACGTGCCGCCGCGCATGGGGTCTTCACTGTCGAGCAGCTGGAACGTCATTAGGCCGACGTCGGTTTTCACGCCCAGCCCGGTGCGAGCGCCGCCCCGGCGCAGCGTGATGCCGAGCGCGTCGCCGGCGAAATACGCACGCCGGGTCTCGCGCACGGCCGCCGAGCGGTTCGCCCCGTCGAGCCAGCGGAAGCGCTCTAGAGTGTCGGCCGGCGCGGTAGCCCCGTCGATGTAGCGCACGGGCGCAGCAGCCGGCGCTGCCGGCCCCGTGTAGAGCGCCCACTGGTCTGTGTCGCAGATCCAGCCGGCCGGGGAGATTCCGCCGGTCGGGCCGCCGTAGACGTAGACGATCGGCAGCGTGCCGGTCAGCTCGACGTCGCGACCCGTGGGCACGACGCCGAACGCCTCACACACGACGGTCGCGCCGGGGGCCACCTCGAGCACCGGGCCGAGGATCTGGTGCGACACGGCGATGTTGCCGCCGGCGGCGTTGTACCAGCCGAACCCGGCGCGCACCCACACCTTGACGCTGTTCCGGTTCGTGAACGTGGCGCGCATGGCGATCGGCTCGCCGGCGGTCACGGCGAACCGGGAACCGGTCGGGCCGTAGCCCTCGCCAGCCGGCGGTGAGGGGTACTGGTAGAACGTGCTCGACGCGTTGGACGTCGACACGTATTTGCCCGACGCGTAGCTGCCGGTGCCGCCGCCGGTCGTCCACGTCGCGCTGCCCGTCTGCAGCTGCCGGGGGTTGCCGATGCGGTTGCGCAGCGCCTCCTGCCAGACGTCAGTCAGGCGCTCGATCTGGACGTCGCCGAACAGCGGCCGCTCGATGATGGTCACAGTCGGCCCCCCGCGTCCTCGTAGTCACGGATCGACTCGACGATGATCCGGCCGGTCTCGGCCGTGGCGTTCAGGGTCGACACGTTCACCGTGTAGGTCTTGCTGCTGCCGGCCGCCGAGCGGGCGCTGTAGCTGTTGAACGCGGAATCGATCTCGCCGGCATCCAGCTGCGCGCTGAACCCCGATCCGACGCGCTCGGAGAGATCCGACATGGCCCCGTCGACCAGGCCGGCGTTACGCGTCAGGCCGAGCACGAGACCCTGCACGGTGTTCTTGCCGTAGCCCATGAACAGCCGGCTAGGCGAATGGATGCCGAGGAAGCTCAGGAAGTCCCCCACCGCGTTCTGCGCGATTTCGAGCAGCGCGCTGCCGACCGAGCCGGCCGCCTGGAACAGACCCTGCACCAGACCGCCGATCAGGTCGAGACCGGCCCCGATCAGCTGCGGCACGAGACCGAGCAGCGTCGACACCATCTGAGGGGCGAGCGAGATCAGCGAGCTGATGAGCTGCGGGATGATCTTCGGAATGGCCTTCACCAGCCCGGTGAACAGCTGCACGGCCCCGTTGATGATCGCCGGCAGCATCGAGATGATGCTGGACACCAGCTGCGGCAGCAGATTCAGGATGCCCTGCAGCAGCACGGGCAGGATGATCGGCAGCGACTGCACCAGGCCGGTGAACGTCTGCACGGCCGCGTCGATGATGCCGGGCAGCATGGACACGATCGACGTCACCAGCTGCGGCAGCAGCGCCACCACGGACTCGATGAGCGGGGGCACGATCAGGGGAATGGCTTGCACCAGCCCCATGAACATCTGCAGCCCCGCGTCGAGCAGCATCGGGATCATGCCGAGCAGCGACGTGACGATGGACGGCAGAGCGGTCAGCAGCGCGGTGATGAGCTGCGGCACGACGATCGCGAGCGACGACACCAGCGACGTGAACATGAGCACGGCCGTGTTCAGGATCTGCGGGGCCGATGCCACCAGCAGATTGACGACCGAGAGAATCGTGGTCATGAGCGCAGTCATGAGCTGCGGGAGGATCTGCGGGAGCGCCTCGGCGATCGACTGGAACACGGTCAGGCCGGCGTCGAGCAGCGCAGCGCGGCCGCTGTTGAGACCGTCGATGATGGGGCCGAGACCGCCGCCGGCGATCCAGCTCGCGGCGCTCTGGATGCCGGCGACGACGGCCGGCAGCAGCCCGCTGAACATGGCGCTGAAATCGAGCGTGGCCGTGCCGTTCAGCAGACCGAACACGAAATCGGCGAACGCGTTAGACGCGGCGTTGACGGATGCCGTCACGGACGCGAACCAATCGCTGCCCTGCATCCGGTTCACCAGCGCGCCGGCGGCCGCCGTCACGGCCGTGAACGCCGGCAGCAGCGCGGTGCCGAACGTGGCGTACAGGTTCTCAGTGCCGGCCGCCAGGCGCTGCTGCGCGCCGGCCAGCGTGGTGCTCTCTCGGGAGAATGCCCCCTGCGCGTCAGCGGTTTGCTGGTAGAGCAGCGCGAGCGTGGCCGTCAGCTTGGCGTTCTTCTCGGCCTCGCCGGTCAGACCCGACAGGCCCATTTCGGCCATCTTCGCCTTCACGGCCGCTTCGTTGATGCTGACGCCGTATCGCTCGATCGGGTCGCGTTCGCCTCGCAGCAGCGACGACAGAGCGCCCACCGCGTCGGCAGTGCTGCCACCGAACTGCGCCGCGAGATCCGCGCCCAGCCCGATCAGGTCATTGGTCTGCGTGCCGAGCTTGGCCGACTCCACGCCCATGTTGCGCAGCTGCGAGCCGAGCACGGTCGCTAGGCCGGCGTACTCGGATTTCGCCAGGCCGACGCTGCCGGCGGCCGACGTCGCCCACGCCTCCATCTGCTTGGCGTTGCCCTTGAACACGCTCTGCAGCGCGCCCATGTTCTGCTCTAGCTCGCTGGCAGCCTTCACGCTCTTGACGGCCACCGCGCCGAGCGCAGCGACCGCTGCAGCGCCGGCGATCGCCGCCCCCTTGGCGAACTTGCTAAACCCGGTCTCGGCCCCGCCGAGCTTGCTCTGCAGGTCGCGGGTGTCGCCGAGAATCGAGACAATGACGGTGTTCTTCGCCATGCGGGCGGGCGTCCTCTCAGGGCAAGGGATGAATGGGGAGCCGGCCCCCCGGTCGGGTCACAGGGGGCCGGCATGTCATGGACATGTCCATGACGTCAGGGGCGGGTCAGCGACGCCGCCGGCGGCCGGCAGAGCGGCCTCGCTTGCTGTTCAGCTCGCGCACGATCGCGTCGCGCTCAGCGATGGTCAGCAGCTCATAGTCGACGGGCGAGATGCCCAGCTGGACGATGAACTGCGCCTTTACGCGGGCACGCTCTCGGGCGAGCTGTCGCCGTTTCCCTCGGCGTCCGCGTCGTCGTCGTCGTCGTTCAGGCCGAGGAAGTCCTGCGCTTCGAGCATGGGCATGTTCATGGCCTGGTTGAACGTGAACGTCGGTTCGCCGCTGCGGCGCTTCGCCACCATCGTGAGGGCCGCCAGGAACTTGCCCTGCGGGGTCTCGACGGACAGGGCCGAGATAGCCGTGCCGCTCAGATCCTCGATCGTCGCGACCTCGCCGAGCGTGAGAACGTCGAAATTGAACTTTGCCATTGTGGGACTCCTTAGAGCTTGTGCTTTCGCAGTAGTTGGTCGATGCCGGTCTGCAGCTCGCTGACCAGCTGGGATTGGCTGCGGCGCAGCGCGTCCACGAGGAACGGCTGCGACCGGCTGCCGGTGTGAGGGTTGCCGTAGTGCACGACGCCGGCGTGGCCGCCGCGCTTGGCGTAGCCGGCGCGCACCACGGCTTTAGTGCGACCCCGGCCGGCGCGCAGCGTGCCGGCCAGCTCGCCGCTCTTGGCCGGCACGCGCGCCGCGCCTATGACGATCGAGCCGAGCCGGAACATGAGATCCGGCAGGTCGGCCGATTCGTCGCCGGCGGCGCGCAGCTTGGCGTTCAGCTCGCGCAGCCCCTCGATGCGGATGCCGCGATTCTGATACGTCGCCATGCGCGCCGCCGGCTACCGGTCAGCCGCCGGCCGTGCCGGTGTCCATCGTCGGCTCGCCGTCGATGGGGAACTCGTAATCGAACGTGAACGCGCTCTTGGGGTCGGTCGACGCCTCGCCGCCGATCGTCGGCTTGGGGCCGATCGAGAGCGTGCCGACGAAATGCGGTTCGTCGGCCGTGGGAACCTCGTTGCCGTGCGGGGCGATCGTGTAGGGCACTTCCTCCTCGCCGCTGTTCTCCCAGATGTACCGCCAGAATGCGGCGGTCTCGGTGCTCTGGATCGCCGAGCCTCGGAGGAAGAACTGCCGGCCGCCACCCTCGGCGGCGTCCTCGAACGTCACCACGTCGCTGTCGGCCTCTTCGTTCTCGATCGTCCAGCTGGTGACGTCGGCCGAACGGTCAGCCCCCGGTGCGCCGACGCGCAGCACGGGGCGCTTGTTGCCCCGGATTCGCTTACTCATGTTGTCCTTCTCTGTGTCAGGGTTGTCAGGGTTGTCAGGGGAATGTCACGTCAGTGCCGACGACGATCTGCGTCGCCAGCACCTCGCTGCCGTTCAGCTCCTGCAGCTGCGGCTGCTCGACCCGCTCGACCGTCCAGCCCTCGGCCGTGAGCTGCTGCTGCACGGTCTCGATCCGGTCATCCAGCCAGTCGGTCTCTGCGGGGTTGGTAGCCGGCGACGTGAGCAGCACCAGCAGCAGCCGCACATGCTTGTCGCCGAACGCCTGGCCGGCTTCGATGTAGGGCGCGCCGGCCATGACGAACGCGGCCGGCAGCTGGACGGCTGCGGGCACGTGGTCGTAGGTCGTGATGCCCTCCACGCTGTCGACCAGCTCGCGGCGCAGATCGCCGAGCACGCTCATGCGAACGCCACCGGGAGCCAGCCGGCCAGGATGACGCGGGCCACGTTCATGGGGTCACGGGCGATCCGCACCGGCTCGCCCGTGGGACTCGCGTACTGCGAGATACCGTTAGGGGCTTGCCGGCGGTTGAACAGCGCGCTGCCGGTCTCCACGATCGCGCGCCGGCGGATCTCGGCCGGCGGGGTCGAGCTGCCGAGCAGCTGAGTGACCAGGGCCAGCGCCTCGGCTGCGCACTCGGCCACGAAACCCTCATCCACCACGCTGGTGCGCGCGTCGGGGGTCACGTAGCTGCGCAGCGCTGCAGTGAACTCCTGCAGCTCGGTCTGCGGCTGATCCTGGTCACTCATGCGCTCAGCCCTCGACCGGTGCCGGCGCTGCCGAGACCACGGGCACGATCGCGTCGGGGATCTCGGTCGCGTTCGCGGCGTAGTAGTAGACGCCGAACTGCTTGCTGAGGTTGACGATGTTCTCATCCGCCAGCTCGACCACGGGGCCGTTGTACTGACGGATCGCCTCGCCGTTCACGAACGCCGCCCCCGGCTCGGTCTGCTTGAGGTTCAGGCGGACGTCGACGCCGGCGAGGTTGCCGCCGAGCGCCTTCGGGGAGATCGTGCCCACCGTGTTGTCGCCGGTGCCGGACACGATCATGAGCGGCCGGCCGTTCTTGTCGGTCAGCGCCGCCAGCTCCTTGAACTTGGTCTTGTCGGCCACGAGGGCGTCGAGCGGCAGACCGAGATCCTGGAAGTGCTCGGCCGCGTCGATGATCGCGCCGACCCACTGGACGTAGTTGGCCGCGTCGGAGACCACGGCCACGCGGTCGGGGTTGGTCGCGTTCGCAGCGACCACGGCCGCGTAGTGAGCGCGCAGCACGGCAGCCTTGCGACGGCCGGCGCGCAGCGAGAGCGCGCGCAGATGCAGGTCGAGCACGTTCACGTTCGTGGTGCGCTCGATCTTCTGCCGGCTCATTTCGAGCACGCCACCGTAGGTCTTGATGTCGGCGTGCTTCACGCCCAGCGTGATCTTCCCGCTGGTGAGATCGTCGCCTTCGTTCTCCTGCTCCTTGACGTCGATCGTGTCGCCGGTGATCTCGGCGTATTCGAGCTTCAGACCCTTGGACGGCAGCACGCCCGTGGCGAAGATGGACGCCAGCGCGTTGGGGGACTCGATCAGGCGGATGGTGTCGCCGACGTAGGCCGGCGTCAGGATGCCGTCTGCCGACGTGCCGCCGGCATAGGCGCGCTCCACCAGGGTCTCGTACTCGCGGATCATGTCGGCGTCGCCGGTGACGATGCCGCGCAGCCACTCGCCGGCGCTGCGCTCATCCACGGCCGGCTCGGCGGCACGGTACGACATGCCGGCGTCGACTCGGCGGCCGAGATCCTGCAGCTGCTCGCGGATCTCGCGCACGTCGTCGCCGCGCTCCTGGTCGTTCTCGGGCATGGTGTTGTCCTCCTGGGATCGGTTGGGGGTGTTCTCGGGAAGCTCGCGCACGGTGTCGACGCGGGCAGACGGGTAGGCGGGGAAGGGCACCAGGGAGACCTCGCGGACGTCCACGACGTCGTACACGATGACGTCGCCGGCGTCGTCGCGCTCCACGTGCCACTCGACGGGATCGAACCCGATGCTGAGACCGTCCAGCACGCCGTCACGGGCGAGCGTGTACGCCTCATCGGCGGTCTGCGTGCGACTGAACACGGCCGTGGGGTGCCAGCCGGTCTCATCGTCGCGGGCCTCGGTCACCAGGCCGATGGGGTCGCGGTGCCGGCTGAACAGCTTGGCCCCCTCGGCGCGCACCGAGCCGGGGGCCAGGCGCTCGCGCTGCCCCCAAATGGTGATGGTCTCGCCGTAGGGCACGCCCACGCCGGTGACGCTGCGCTGTTCCTCGGTCTCGCTGACGGCCGCGCGCAGATGCAGCTCGCGGCGCTCCTTCGGGTCGGTCACTCGCTGATCTCCTTCTGTCGGATCTGGTGCAGCTCGCCGAGATCGGCGGCGCGCTCGGGGGCAGCTGCTGCCGCCGGCTCATCGAGCGGGGCCAGCCCCTCGATCTCGCGAACCTCGGCCACGGTCATGAATCCCTTGTCAATGGCCGTGGCATAGCTCTGGTAGCGCGTCGTGGTGTCCGCGCGCAGCAGCGCCTCGATGTTGAATCGGGCGCGACGGGCACCGGGCAGCAGCTCGCTCAGCGCGTCCTCGATCTCGGTCAGATAGCCCATGAGCGTGAACCGGACGTATGCGAGCCAGTCCTGCTCTACGTTGCTGTAGCTCTGGCTGTTGCCCTCGACGGCTGCGAGCATGAGCGACGCCGGCGTGCCGAACAGCCGCGCGATCTGCGTCACGCTGAACTGCTGCGACTCGATGAACTGGACGTCTTTGGGGGAGAGGAAGATGGGCCGATAGTCCAGCCCGCTGCCGAGCACCACGACGCCGTTTTTCTGGCCGGCGTCGGTGTTCCACCGCGTTTTGGCCTCGCCGGCGGTCTGCGCGTTCAGGTTCTGGTCGGTTTTCAGGATGCCGGTCGGCACGCCGCTGTCGTCCAGCCACGCGGCCGCGTAGTCGCGGGTCGAGATCGCGCCGCGCAGATCCGGCTGCGCCGCCTGGACGGGGCCGAGACCGTACGCCGAGCCGGGGATGCGCAGCAGCGTGACGTGCATGACGTCGCGCTTCTGCAGCTCGCGGCCCTGGTAGGCGTAGCCGGTCACGTGGCCGGCGCGGTTGCTGCGAATGCGGACGTCGAGCGGATTCATGACGGGCAGGGCAATCGCCTGGCCGAACGCGTCGCGGATGATCTCGCAGTACCCGTTGCCGGTCGACGCCATGCTGACCACCAGCTGCTCGATCCAGCTGCTGCGCGTGCTGTCGGGGTCGGGCTTGCGCGTCAGCGGGTGATCGTCCAGCCGGCGGCCGTAGCGCGTGGTCTCGATGCTCAGCTGCTTGGCGCTGATCGCGTGGATCTGAATGGCCCGGTAGACCATCGAGAGGCCGAACGCCTCGGCGACGGAGACGTGACCGAGAGCGGCCGATCGACTCGGCACGGTCATGCCGGTGTTCGTGTTGTCGCCGCTATCGGCGCTGCGCTGGCTGCCGGTCAGCCACTCTCGGATTCGTCCCACGAGAGAGAGCATGCAGCCACTGAACAGCTGTCCGGAAATCTGAACACGCGTGCGTTATCAGCGGATCGCTAGGTAAGTCATCCCGGATTTCTTCGCCGGCGTGACATGGACATGTCTATGCCATGTCACGGCTAGAACATCTGCAGGACGTTCTCGCGCTGATTCTCGGTGCGCTGCACGCCGATGACGGCCGCCATAACGCCGTCGATGTGCGAGCTGGACGCGGCGCGGCTGATGCGGAATCCGCCGTCAGTGTCTTTCCGCTTGGTCAGCGGGATCTGACGGGCGAGCAGATCGTGGCCGGGGTGCGCGAGCAGCTGCTGCTGCACCTTGGCGTAGAACAGCGCCGAGCCGTTCATGGTGTCCGACAGGTTCGCGTAGTGCACGGTCAGCCCGCGCAGCTCTAGCTCGCGGCCGAGATCCTTTAGCGTGTAGCCGTCCAGGGCGAACTCGACGGGATCGTGCGCGCTCATTTCCACGCACAGCTCGACCAGCTGCCCGATCGACGGTTTCACCAGCGACGCCGCTAGGTCGCAGTAGATCCGACCGTCTGCCGTCTTGCCGAACACGCTGATGTTGGCCGCCGACCAGTCGGGCGTACGGTCGATCGTGACGACGGGGCGGACGCCGGCGGGGAACGGATCGGCCACCATGTTGCTCTCCCACATGGCCCCGGTGATGAACTGCGATATCTGCTCGACAAACCGATTGAGCCGGTATCTGATCGCGTCCTGCGGGGGCATCGAGCGCACTTCCTCGATCGCGTTCTCTAGGTCGACGCGACCGGATGCCACGGACGGATTCGCGCGCGCCAGCTCGCGGCCTAGCTCGGTGTCGTCCTCGGGGATCTCGCCGGCGTCGGCCTCCCAGCACCAGAAACCGAACCGAGCTTCGTCGCCGGCCTCGATCGCGCCGGCCCCCTGGTCGTACAGGTGCAGCAGCAGCTCGCTGCCGTCGTCGCCGGCGGTCGTGATGCCGGCCACCAGGCAATTCGCGCGGCCGCCGAGACCGTTCACGAGGTCGAACCACAGAGCACGCGCGATCAGGTGCAGCTCATCCACCAGGCCGAGATCGATCGGGATGCCCTGCAGCGCCGCCGACTTGGCCGGCTTGATCTCGTACTGGCCGCCGTCCTTCGTCTGAATGCCGCGTGTCTCGGTCAGCGCCTTGAACCGGCGCGCGAGCTGCGGCGTGCCCCGGATCGCGCGCATGGTGCGCTTGTAGATCAGGCGGGCCTGCTCGGCGCTCGACGCCACGCCCACGACGTTGGGGGCGGCTTTCATGAGCAGCCCGAACAGACCGAGCGCGGCCGCCAGCTCGGTCTTACCGTTCTGCCGGCCGAGCGTGATAACCACCTGACGCCAGCGCAGCTGACCAGCTCGCCGGTGCCCCGGCGGGTATAGCTCTAGGGCATGGCGCAGCATGGTCTCTTGCCACGGCTCTAGGTAGTAGCCGAACGCCGCGAACCACACGAACCGGAACAGCTCGCGATAGCCGTCGAACGCGCTCGGGAAATCCTCGCTCAGCGGGGGCGTCCAGCGACGCGGGGGCCACGCTGCGATGTCAGGGAACGGGGGTGACAGGGTGGACATGTCTAGGCCATGTCCAGGATGACGCCGAGCAGCGCCCAGAATCCGACCGTGGCGAGGAACGTCACCACGAAGATGACGACTAGGCCCAGCTCATCGGGGCCGTCAGAGAACACGGGACACCGCCGGGGCGTGCAGCTCGACGTCGCCGAGCGTGGCGGGCAGCCGGATGCCGGCGCGCGCTGCCAGCTCGGCGGCGCTCGGGTAGCTGCCGGCATCCGGCTGGCCGGCGCGGTCGGCGACGTCGAGCTGCACGCTGGTGCGCCGGCCGGCGGGGTGCCGGCGCATGGCAGCGCGCCGCGCTCGACGGTTCAGCCAGCGCACCGGCCGGCTATCCTCGACCAGCTCGGCCAGCTGCTCGACCATGCGCGCGAACGCCTCGAACGTCGGCAGCAGCAGCTCGACCAGGACGCGCTGCAGCTCGGCGAACGCGGCCGCCAGCTGCTCGGCCGCGCGCTGCAGCTCGCCCAGCTCGGCCGGCGTCGGCGGGTGCTCGGGGCAGGGCCAGCGCAGCGAGCCGTCGCCGCTCGGGCAGGTGCATCGGATCTCGGTCATGCGTCGGCCCTCCACGCGCCGCCGAACAGCTCGAACATGCCGCCGGCCGGCGCGCCGGTCGGCAGGACGGGGCCGGCATCCGGCGGGGGCGTGTCGCCACCAGGCCGGCGGCCGAGCAGCGCACGATGGATCAGGGTGAATTGCGAGATCAGCGCCGCCTGAAACTTGCCGCTGTCGAGCTGCTGCGCGATCGAGCGCAGCGCCATGAGCTGCGGGGCGTCGGCAGCGCTCAGCCACGCCGCCCCCTCGGCCATGAACAGCTCGACGGACTCGGCCCACGTCGCTGCCGGCGGAAGCTGGAACGGATCTGCTGCGTTCTGGTCGGTATCGCTCATAACTCGGATATTTCGGCTCTGTCCTGGTGAAAATGGAGAC